ATGAGTAAACAATGTGCAAAGTGCGGAGGTAAAATTGGCTTAACTTCATATAAAATCAAAGATAAACAAATTGTTTGCGGCAATTGTATGAAAAAAGCTGGTTACGGTATGACTACTCCTTATAAAATAATAAGATCTTTGAATTTAGAAGATTTAGATAAGGGTCCATCAGAAAAAAGAAAATTAAACATATCTGATTATACTACACAAAACAATCATGATATAGGTAATGATAGAATGAGAACTACTGAAGAGATGGTAGAATTTTGTCTTAAATACGGCTATGGTAAAGGAATGACTAAAAAATGGACAACTCATCATTTTAACTTAATATCAGATCAACTTAACAGTGACGAATACGTAATCTTCTGCTTTGTAGGATTGCATAACTATATCTCGTCAACTAAGCATGACAATAATTATGCATACGCATTAACTAATAAACGTTTAATTGTAGCTCAACAAAAAATGATAGGCAATAATGTACAAAGTATTATATTAGACAATTTAAATAATATTAGTAAAAAAAGAGGAATACTGTTGGGTACATTAACTATTGATACTCTTGGTAAAGTATTGAATGTTGCAGTTGATAAAGATACTGTTGATAGGATAAGTGATTCTTTAAACGAAATTATTTATAATTTAAAAAGAAGAAATATTTCTGCTACAAATTCCAATACATCAACAATTTCCTCAGCTTCAGAAATAAGAAAATATAAAGAACTATTGGATGATGGAATCATTACAGAAGAAGAATTTAATAAAAAGAAACAAGAATTATTAGAAATATAATATCAATCAAAAAGATGAGCATTTAATTTAGCTCATCTTTTTCTATTTACAATGCAAACATTTGTTCGTATACTCTTTTTGAGGTGAACATTATGTTGATGGAAGGAAAAACACAATTATGGTTTAAATTTGACCCTTCGAATAGATTTGTCAAAGATTTTTATAAGGTGTGGGATTCAGAAGTTTTCTTTTTAGCAATCGAAGATAGCTTATTAATCAATCTCTACTATTCTAATAAGAACTACTTTAAAATTCCTGCTGCAAAAACTAGAATGAAGAAAGACGTATATTTTTTGTTTGATATCGTGACTGATGTGCCAGACGCACGGAGCGATCATCGGCGTTATGACTATTTGAAGTATACTTTCGTTGATCCAGAAAGGTATAAATAAAAAGCCACTCAAATGAGTGGCAATGAAAAATAAACATTGATTTGTATGATATCCTTCAAAAAATTCTAGCACATATCTAACTTAATTACTATATGTACCCTGTAGGACTCGAACCTACGACCGGACGGTTATGAGCCGTCTGCTCTAACCAACTGAGCTAAGGGTACTGGTTGTTACCACATAAAGCCATAAACAATCAACCAGTAGAATGTGTGGCAACAAACCTGTTATCGCATATCTTGGAGTGTGACTATTTATGAGTGATAGTGAAGATATGCGACAACATCACTATTTTATCGAATAATTTTTATAGTTGTCAATATAGTTATGTACTGCCCCTCAACGAGGGGCTATTTTTTATCGTTGCGGAATATTTAAATACCAACGCTTGTCATGAAAATCTTGTGCTCCGCCTTTAGTGTTTCCCTCTGGATCATTCGTTGCACGCATCATTACATAGACTTTCTTATTAGGAAAATTACGCATATTGAAAGATACATGATAGCCAACGTTTCCAGAAGTATTATAAGCTTGGTTTACATCTGGTCTATAAATTCCATCAGCTCTTACTCGAGCTAATTCTTTCCCAGTATTGTAATCCATAATGAAGATATACTCGTATTTATAGTTAGCAATATGCCATCCTGCTACATGCAAGTTTGCGTTTTCGATTTCTCCAAACTGATCAATGTGGGCGTAATTTGTTCCATCTGTCAGCGTAGGATTTGCAGCACCTGCTCTAGTTGGATCAATGACTGGTTTATCATCTGAAGTTGTCGGATTTTCATCGGTAAATCCATGAGCTAAATCATAGGCTAGTTTTTCTTTACTTACACCCATTTCAGAAAGATAACCGTAAGGATCTGTATGATCGCCCCAAATATTTTGTGTTACCCATAAATGCGATTTGATTCCTGGTTGGTTATAAGGAGTGTCTAATGTTAATGGAATACCATATTTCATTGCTGAATCTCTAGCTAATTCAACGTATGCCTTGTAGTTTTTCTCAAACGTTGCTTTATCATGTGTGTGTTGTAACTCAATCTGCACAGGACTGTTAGCATTAGCATACGAACCAGCACCGTACTGTACATAACCAGGTTGACCGACTTGATAAACAATTCCGCCGTCTCCCACAATGTAAGCAGTGTAAGCACTAGTCCATGAACGTTTCATATACTGCGCTTCATTGCGTCCTGTTGCTGTTTCGTTAGCTGTTTCATGCAGTAAAATATACTTATTATTCGCTACTTGAGAGCTACCTTCGTTTGGGCCCAAATTAAATTCATTGTTAATAGTGTAGGCAAAAGCATTCGAAGGCAATAAAAAAAGAGCCGTTAACAGGCTCAATGATAAAATGATTTTCTTTTTCATTTGTTTTCTCCTATTTTTTCAAATTATAAGCCGACACACCAGTGATAACACCTAAAAACGTCGCTACTGCATTGATAGTGAGTACTGTCATATCTGTTCCATTCCATCCATACGCTTTGCCTAGTGTTGCAACTAATACAGATGTAGCCGGAAGTACCGTAAGTACCGCCCACTTAATGATTTGATAATATTTATCAGGTAAGATCATCTTTATTCATCTTCTTTCTATTTTCAACGAGATGTTTCCCTAAATAAAGTTTTAATTTGTTGTGTGTGTTCTACCAATTTTTCTGCATGTGTTTCTAATCTTTCATCGTGTTTCTTTAGTTCTTCATGAATCATCAATCGATCTGATTTGCTCGATTCTAAATCTTTAGTCAGCAAATCTAAATTGTGATTTACTTTTGAAAGAGTCTCAGTAATCTTCGAGAAAGATGCAGTAATTGGTTTTATTACTAATAAAATCAAAGAAACAATCGCAGTGATTGATCCTGCGATTGTTCCCCATTCCCCTAAATTAATCATGTGACAACTCCTTTACCTTAAATAAAAAGCACATCAATTAAGATGCGCTCTCTTCTTTGCTAATGATTTTATTTGCTTCTTCGTCTGTAATCTACCTCGCTTTCATTTTGTTTTCAGTTAGTTCACAGTTTGGTTCTGTTGCTCGTAAGCTCTTGAAATAGCATTTCCGAACGCTGTAATTAAACTAGAAACAGAAGATACTACCCCATCTCCACCATCACCTTTTGATATCGAAGTGTTTGCTGAATCACACCATATTGCAAATACAGCCCCATAACCATTTTTATCCGTTTTTCTATTGTAAAAATCTTTCAAGAGCTCTGTCTGATTGATTACATCAACGCTTGTGCTGTTTTCTTCGTTATCTAAAATCCAGTAATATTTATACGAATTATTAATCAGCTTATATCCTGATTTTTGAAGAACATCCGGTAAAGTATACTCAGCCCAATCTGTGTACCAGTAATATAATTCAACGTCTTTGCTGACGTAGTAGTTATAATCCTTGTTATAATATACAGCTTCGTTATACATACGAGGAATTAAATCATGCTCTTTTACGACATCAATTAAAGTATTCGCAAAATTGACAACAAATTTGTAATTGCCCTCATTGTAGAATAAATCGAACCCTTTTGAACCAACAATCTCATCATAACCAATGTTCCAATGGTGAGAACCTCGACTAGAGAAATATTTACAATATTTTTTAACTACCGCTTTCGCAAATTTAACAGCAACATCATTTGTAATGTCTAGAGTGTTAGACCCTTCTAATTTAAACTGAGGAAAACGATACAATATTCTCCCCATATGCCCCGGCATGTCAAAAGACGGAACAACATCAATGTTTTTACTTTGAGCATAAGAAATAATGCTATCCATATCTGCTTGAGTATACCATTTATCCGGGCTTTCAGTACCTCCAAGAACACCAGATAAATCATAAGAAACACCGTCTTCATCTGTTACCATCATGTTGTCAAGTTCCAACCTAAACCCGCTATCCTCGGAAAAGTGCAACTGAATTTGATTGAACCCACTTTTTGAAATTTTATCAATAAGCAATTTGACATTCGCTACCGTAAAGTATTTTCTTGCACAATCAAGATGGAAAATCCAATAAGGTGGCTTTACAGTGTCTTCCCAATATAAGTTAGAAGGTTTCTCAGATAATTTTTTCTGGATTTCAGCCACGTTTTTGTTTAGTTTATCATTTTCACCTGTGTAACCTACAAAATCATTGTAAGTGGTATCTAAGTTTTTAGTAAACATGGGTTTGAATACTAATTGGTTAACAGTTTGACCGGCTTTTATTCCTATTGCCAAATACATTGATACCATGGGTTCTTCAAGGTAGAGCGGTTCAGTTCCATTTCCAATGTCTTTCCTGTTTGCTTTTACTTCTCCTTTAACATTTTTAAATGCTGTTTCTAAATAATAGGTTGATTCTCCACCGTTTTGAGGACACCCCAAAACCTTATAAATACCGGAATCAACAGATTTTTCAAAATAGCTTACATCGTTCAAGTGAAAAAGAGTGTCTACCGAAGCAGTTCCGTTGACGGTATATGTGCCGTCATTGTTGTTGGTTAATGTCACACCGTTGAGCGTTTTTGACTTAGCGGTGGTGTTAACCATATTGTATAGAGTTTGTTTTTTTAATTCATCTATATTTTTTGTGGCTTGAGAAATATTCGTTGCGTTTTTATTTATATTCTCGCTCAATATTGACGAAAAGGACGTACTAGAAACAAACTCCAAAACATTAGCTGTTTCGCTTGTATTTTCGGTTACTCTAGCAATCACAATTTTGAATGGTGTGTTTTTAGGAACAGTGTATTCACCTATCGTCCAATTTGACATATGGGAATATACACCGTCGCTAAAAAAGAACAGTCTTATTCTAAACCCGTTATCAATAGTCAGTTTAAGGTCTCTATCGAATGCAAAAATAGTGTCCGATGACACCCTGTATTTTATTGATGGAGACAATATCCCGTCATACATATCTGCTCTTACAAAACCGCCATACGCTTCTAGTGTAATAACGCCATTTTCGGCTAGGGTTTTTAAGTTTTTATTGAGTTTGAGAGTTTGTTTTCTGACTGAATCCCCAGCGCTTTCATATACTACACCGTCATATCCGATTCTTGCGTCTATTAATTCTGCGTCACCAGTGGTGCTACCCTCTGAAAGACTTGTGAAAGCGTCAATTCTTTTTCGCTCAACGTCTAGCGCGCTGTCGTCCGCCTTTTGTGCCAACTGTGCGGTAACAAATGTCTTATCTGCTTTGTTAATTTTAAGTGTATCGATATCTGTACGGAATTCATTTGCGCCAGAAAGAACCTTGTCGATTTCCTGATTGGCTTGATCAATACGATCTTCAAGTATAGTTAGATCATTTTGCGCTGAACTAACATTTTCAGAAACAACCTCAACCTTTGCCAGTGCCTCATTTACTGCATCTGTCGCCTCTTGTTTGACCCCATCAAGCAGTTGTTGAAAGTCCTTAAAATAATATTCTCCATTCAATTGAACATCGCCATCAATGATAGATTTCTCAATATTAAAAGTAAACGCCAAATTGTCCGTATGACTACCATCTGGAAAATCAATATAAACATTGGCATCAACTTTACCCTCGTAAGAAAGTAACATGTCAGGAATCCGGTATTTTACAATCCCTTGCATGTAGCTTTCAGTAATGATCTGATTATCAAAAATTGGGAACTCCTTTTTCTCTTCCCCTTGATAGATGTACATAAAAAGACGAACAGTCGCATCGATTAAATCGGTCGGACTTCCGTCTTGATTTTCAATATTAAATTGTAAAACACCAGCATTTTTATCATAAGATTTAAAAGTAAAGCCTGTAATCTTGGTGGCACGACTAACTGGTTCTGTAGGTACGGTGATCTCACCAACTTTTCTGTCTGCCAAATCAATCCCTCCTTCCTACTTAACGCCTTCTATCTTGATGATTTGAATTTCTGCGTTTGTATTTTTGTGGTAATTCATATTTTCAGTGATTGCTACTTGGGCGGAACGAACGATCTTATAGCTTGTATCCGTCACACGTTCTAATTTCAACTCATACATTTCCATACCGCCTGCATCGTCATATAAGTTAGTGAACATGACAACTGGCCCAGTCACGTTATTTGCTTCGTACACCTGACCGCCCCAACCTTGAATATGAATTCGGACGGAACTGTAGTGTTTCATGCTATCTTTTAAGTCTATCGTCGTACCCACGCCATGTTTTTCGCCTTTGAATAGCTCGAAGGTTGTCACAACTTTTCGGAAACCCGGGCTATTATAACCGTTGTCATCGTTATGCGTACGTGCGATATAGATATTTCCGCCGTAACCGTCCGAAGCCCAAAGCAGTTTCCGTTTATTGTGTTCTTGCATAACACCTAGTAACATGATTGAACCATCGCCAAACATCGTGATTTGTCCGTTTTTGTACCATTGATTAGTGGTAGCGTAAAAGCCCGGTGGAACGTCGTACACGTTAGTATACTTCCAGCCTAGCTCATTATCCTTCAAAGCAATACCACGCGCGTTCATTGCGATTTCAGGCGTACAAAAACCGGCATTTAACGGTGTAGCATCGACATGAGCTTGTTGCGGCGTACCATCGAAATGAATTGCTAATTGTTGTAAAATCCACTTGACAGATTCTTGCAATTTTTTAATTTCTTTTTCCACTGATTAAACCTCCTAATACGTGAAATTGCGATTAGTGTAGTGGCCCACACCTTGTACTTTGATCGTACGTTTTGCCGTATCAATTTGCACGTTTGCGAAACCCGCTTCATTCGCTGTGTTGTATTCCTCTTCGGAAGGGAAGGCTTTTGTTCCTACAATGATTTGCGTTGTACCTAAATATTTCACTGTTTCATAATGCCAATGCCCCGCAAAGATTGCCGCAACTGTTCCGCGTCCTTTTGTTGCGAAGTTGTAAGTCTTTTGTCCCATAGGACTCGGGTTGTAACCGTTCATTGTATTGTAATCAATAGTTACGCTTGCTCCTTGTTTGAAGCCGTCTAGTAAGGTTCCTAGTTTCGTCACGTTTGCTACGTCGTTTTCTCTTTCCATAGGCACATGTCCTACAATTACAACGTGATAGCTTCTATCAAGTTGTTCTAACCATTGTCCAAAGGCATGCAATTGGTTTTGCCCTAGTTTTCCATGAGGAAACTCAGCACCGTTGTAATATCCAGAAAACTCGATGAATTTTCCTTGTGAGTTCGTATGATCTTCGAAGTCATCGGTATCGATACGGTAAATCGCAACTTTTTTGTTAGGGAACAAATTAGGGCCGTAACGGCTATCATATGCTACGGCAATATCCGATCCTGTCAACGAATCGAGCCGTGAACGTCCGTCGTTTGCGTATGGGATTTTACCTGTTTCGTGGTTACCACGGCAAAGAATGATCGGAACTTCTGCGCCTGCTGTCGCTACGCTAGCAAAGCGTTTCAACACGTGTAAGTTCTTCGCGCGTCTTTCTTGTTCGGTATAAGGATAAATACCCGACGCTGTTCCTCCACTGTATCCATCGATATTATCCCCGCCGTATACCATCGCGTCCGTAAAGGTTTCTAGCGTTCTAAATTGCCCGACGATATTCCAGCGGCGTTCCATCTTGTCTTTTTGGTCAAAGTGATCGGCAAATTGTTGGTGTGAATCGACATGAATATCTGTCATGAATCCCATGTTAAACTTAGTTTTGTCTGCTTGCGCGATCACTGTATCTAAGTTAGTAGGACGAACCCAGTTATACGCGCCTTTGTCGTAGAAAAGTTTGTCTCTTTTGATTGGCACTTGTTCTGCACCTTTAGGAACATTGAATGTTTTATTTTGAATATCGTCTAAGCGAGCGGCTAAACTGTCATAATCTCCTTTTGCTTCATTTAAAATGTTAATGATCGTACCACCTGGATCGATATTTTCCAGTATTTCACGATTATCTTCTAACCACTGCTTCCAGTCATTTTTGCCCTGATCCATGTAATCTTTGAATTTTCTTAGCAAATTTTCAAAGGTCCACACATAGCCAGAATCACGTAACTGGCTTCTAGATATTCCAGAAATGACTCGATAGGTAAAATCCTGTGTGCTAAATTGTTCACTCCAAGTTCCATCACCATTAAGTGATCGGAAACTGAAATGTGCGATGTTTTCACCGCCCCATTGCCAGTCAGGCTCACTTAACGTATAAACAAGCCTTGCTTGTGCCGGACTGTATTCTTGTACTTTTTGTTCAACAGGTTGATTTTCGCCAAATTTTGTTGTGTTAATAAAAAATGGCACTAGGCCATCGAATGTTTTTAGTTTTCCATGTTCTACTACTTCAACAACGAACTTTTGAGTTAAAACATCCCCTTGCCGAATCCGAACCAAATTTATTCCGTTATTTGGTTCTGTGGTGGATAGGACCATTTTATGTTGCGTTTCTGCCACGACTATCCCTCCTTTAGAAATTGATATAGTCTCTTGCATTATGGAAATGGCCAGAAGAAGATGGATAAAATTCATCCATAAATTGGAAATGAAGATGTTCTCCAGTTGATGGTCCCGTTGTCCCCATCAGTCCAATTTGCTGACCAGCAGTTACTTTTTGACCTTTTGAGACATCCACACGGCTTTGATGTGCATAACCTGTATACATTCCATCAGCGTGTTTGATTACTGTCCAGTTTCCATACCAGTCATAATAGTTCGCATCTCCTGCAACGATCACTTCGCCATCTGCTGAAGCAAATATAGGTGTATTAGGGTTTCCATTTACAAGGTCAATACCGTTATGAAACTCTTGTGCTCCTGTGATTGGAGAAGTGCGCCAGCCAAATTCGCTCGTCACTGTGATTGGATCTGCAATTGGTTTTATATATCCTTTTGATGCAGGAATTTCCAAATCTTTAAATTTGTCATACCATTCTTGTGCCCATGTCGTCCGTTCTGGATGTGGATCACGTGGACGTTCAAAGTTAGCCACGAATGCTTGTGCTGCTATGTTGATATCGGTCAGATTCATGAATTGTGTCCATGTATAAGGATAAGCGCTAGTTGCGATCCATTGACCATTTGGCGCATGCCACATCAACAATTTGAACTGCGCCGTGATCGTGTCTGGATCATCACTGATGCCAGCCTTTGTCATTAAATTGATCATGTAAACACGTCCGCTAGTTGTGCCTGTGGAATCCGTCCATTGCCATACACCATAACCGAATCCTGGTACGCCATTGCCCTCATCGGCGGTTGGATTAGCATCTGATTCTCCTTGTGCATTGCCAAGTAAAGCTGCAGCAGCTTGTTTAGTAAAGCCAGCACCTATTGCCATTGCCCAAATCTGCCAATAACGTTTATCCCGATCAGTAGTTACTTCTTGTGGATATTGTCCATTCCAACCGTTATCGTTTCCTCCAGTATTGTCTCCACCGTTTGTATCGATTTTAACGCCGTTCACATATAATTCTTTGACATCTAGACGACCATCTATGGTTATATTTCCTTCTGAAAATTTACCATCACCGTAAAGATTATATTTGCGCTTATCAGCAGTAACGTCTGCTGGAATTTGAAAAACAGGATTTCCTCGATCGCCGCCGTCCCCAGCGTTAATGGAAAAAATATAGTTTGGTTCTTTCCATACAGCAAACCCATTTATTTTTCCGCCTCCATAAGTTGCTACGATGGATCCAAGCGATTCTCCGTGAACATCGTCAAGCCCAGTTGAAATGACCTTTTTTTCAAAAGAAAGTTGTCCTCCTTCTGCCACTAATTGGAAATCTTTATCATCCAATGTCTTTAAAGCTACCCCTTGCACGAGAATACCTGAAAGAATTCCTGCTTTAATAAAATTAGCATTGAAAGTTCCATCCAACGTCCACGCAGTCGTGCTATTGCCATTGTGTACATCTTGGATTGTTTGCCATTCACCTTTTTTACACTGTTTGAAAGATATTCCTGAGTTATTTTGGACCATAAAAAAGCGTGATCTAGGAATGTTAGGTCCATCCATATAAACAGTTTCATAGATTTCTCTACTATCACTAACACCAGCTTCAATTCCATTTACCCAATAAATAGAACCGCCATTATCTCCTGCGCCTCGCATAATGTCATCTTGATATTTTCCAATCTCTGTCGATTCGTAAAATGTCATTTTGCTAGATTCTAAACTATTAATATTATTGACAATAGAAGCCGTTTGTTTTCTAACATCTTGTGTTAAATTATCCCCTAGTTCGATATTCGTTTGACCGGTAAGCCGATTGAATGTAGTTTTATAAATACGAGTTTTATAGTGATAACCTTTATCGTATCTGTGAATAGTCACTGTATTTCCTATCACATCTCCTCCAGTGACTTCAGCTTTGAATTGTACTAACGGTCTAGCAGAATCGATTAAGGTTGAATAAGTATTTTTAAGTAAATCTGTTGGATCATCTATATCATCAAACACTACTACGGTTTCTCGTTTTCTCATTGATCCATCTTTTTGTGGTATCCCATACTTTTGAGTTGATTCCGGATCTTCAAGCCAATTTTGGCCTTTAGGCTTATCTAAAGGATCACCATTCGACTTTTTCCATTCAACATCAGTGAATTCAATTCTTCTACCGTAACCGTCACCAACCTCTTCGCCTCGCCCACGACCTATCATTGAAGTTGAGATTGAGCTTCTATCTATCTCTCTTACAACTGTTAATGCTTTACTACCATATACGAAACGTGTATTCGATTCTTCGCCAATTTGTTCATATACTTCGATCCATTTATCCTTTATTCCATCAGAATTCAAAGAACACCTAAAGACAAATTCCATACCTAAGGTTTGCAATTCTTTCAACGCTTCTTTTACAGAGACATAGTAAAAAGTTGCAGTTACTGTTGGTAACATTGCTTCTACGTGACCAACGCGCCAATTTCCTTCAGTAAATTCAATCAATCGATCAAGAACATTTTTTAAGGGCTGCCCACTCGGCCTAATATCTTTGATGATGTAAGCATCTAATTCATTTGTCGCAAATCCTAACCCTGTAAACTCTAATGTTTCAAATGGGTCGCTAACTTTAGTAATTCGATACAACGAAAAAGACGACTCGTTTTCACGAATCGCCATATATCTTGCATCCTCTATTTCTTTATCATATTTTGTCGTAACGTAAAGAGTATCTTTCATTAGATCACTCTTATCAGAACTAATTTCTTTTTCTTGGGAGACTTCAATCAAACTTCTTGTATTTTTTCTTTTAATAAGTTTTTGCAAGTGATCAAAGAAATAAACTGTCTCACTCAAATTGTCGCCCCCCTATAAAATATTTTAAGCTTCCCATTATTGCTAGTTATCTTCTGACCTTGCTTAAGATAAAAGTTCTCAAAATCACTTTCTAAATCAATCATAGAAGTACAATCTTCTCCGTTTACAGTTACCTGCTCATCGGAAAAATCAAAAACCAACACGTCTCCTGTTTTTATTGCCGCGTCAGTTATCGTGATATTTTGTTCTCCGTTTGTAATTTTGATTGAATTATTCATGGATAAAGTAACTTCAATTTTTCTTGGTGTTATAGGAAACTGTATCGGATTTCCAATATAGCCATCACTAACACACTCTTTCGTATACTTTAGTGGATCCGCACAGAATACATTAAAACTCGAAATAATCGAGTTGGAGTCTCCTGGAACAGTATCAGTTGATGTATAGCGACCGTAGTAATAATAATCTAATTCATCATGAAACCTAATTTCCACGTCTTCATTCCGGTATAAATAATTCAACAGTTCTTTGAATTTAAACTGTAGTTTTTCTGGATCTCTATCTTCCAGCTTATATGTTATTTTTAGTGTTCTTGAAGGTATTTTCTGATTTGTAATGATTGAACCAATTTGTATCTCTTGCTGTTCAACTTCTACAGAAAGCATTTCTCTACCTTCCACCGTAAGTGTTTGATAACCCTCAATCAAATCTTCTAAATACATTCCATCGTACATCATGGCAGACGTCGGAAGGAATAGTTTAGAACTAGTGAGATTAATGGTTGTATCTTTGAATGAGTACATTTTATTTTCTCGTTGATCCAAAATATTCCCTCCTAAAATTCCAGATTAATGTCTGCACCTTCGCCCATAGCTTGTGAAATATCGTCCACAAACAATCTAAATGATTGTCTTCCAAGATTGAATTTAAATACAGCTGGTTTAGTAGAGCCACCCATATTTACTTTATGTTCAACTTGTGCACCAATGTTTTTATTTGCATTTTTCAGATTTGCAGCTATATCTACATCAGGATTTGCATTGAAAAGTTCCGCGATAAAGTCTGCCATACTTCCAACAGTATTCTGTACGTCATTGAATCCTCCTGTCAGCCCTTTATTCAGACCGTTCATAATAGCCTGACCAGCTGGAATCAATAGCTTTCTATCGTATTGGATAGGTCCTTTGTGTTCACGAATCCAATCACCAATACCTCCAACAAAATCTTGCACAGATTTCCATGCATTTTGTAACCCTTCTAGAAAACTATCCATGATGGCTTTTCCGGCTGCTAGTAAATCGATATTTTTCAAGTTATCAAACCAGCCAGTTACTCTATCAACAGTATCACTAACAGCATTTACTAAATTATCCCACACTTCTTGAGCGCCACTTACTAAATTGTTGAAAGTATCTATAGTGCCTTGTTTTAGGTTTTCCCAACCTTGAATAACGTTATCTTTGGTTCCAGTAATTAAATCACCAATCCAAGATTTGAATGAAGTCCAAATGTCTTTAGCACCTTGAACTGTATTGTTAAATAAATCTATCGTTCCTTGCTTTAAGCTGTTCCAACTTTTTATAAGAGTTTGCACGATATTATTAACCGTTTGGAAAAACCATTGTTTTAGATTATTCCAAAGTTCAATTGCACCATATTTTGTATCAATCCAAGTTTGAATTATGGAGAATTTTAGATTTATCCACATTTGAATTGCACTGTATTTAATATCAATCCATAAATTAGTAAAAAATAGTTTCAAATCAATCCAAATCATAGTCGCTTGATAAACTACTTCATTCCAAATATTAGAAATACTTTGTATGAATCCAGTCCATAAACTAACGGCACTATTTACTATTGCACCGATATATTCCGTAAATATATTTTTTACAGATGTCCAAATATTTACCACTGATTGGACAAGTGTGTTCCAGATTAGATCTAAATCCTCTTTCATTTGTTCGAAGTCACCAGTAATTAAATCTATAATAAACAGTAGCGGCGCAGCTATTAAAGACTTAATGATTTCCCAAGCATTTACTATTATGTTTTTAACCTCAGCAAATATACTTGTTATTGCTTTCACTATATTAGAGAACACGTCTGAAAAGCTACTTACAAATGGACCAATATATTTTAGTATAAAATCAAAACCAGATTTAATTTTACTTGTAATTGTTTTCCATGAAGTAGATATAGTATTTTTAAACCCTTCCCATTTTTCACTAGCACTTGAAACTAAATCATCAATAACTGAGACAACACCTTCTTTTAAACTATTCCACATCTCTGAAGCAGAGTTTGCAATATTTGACCATAAATTTGAAAAGAACTCTTTTGTTTCAGTCCATTTATTCTTGATCCAATCCGCCGCTTTTCCAGGAGCTTCTTGAATTGTAGTCCAAACATTGTCTGCACCTTCTTTAATGGACTTCCATAAATTGTTAAACCATTCTCCTGTAGATTTCCATGCATTCTGAATCCATTCTACTGCCGAGCTTACAGCAGACTTGATTCCCTCCCATAAGCCAATCCAAAAGTTTCTAAAATCTTCACTCGTATTCCAAAGATAGATGAAACCTACAACAAGTAGTGCTACCGCAGCTATAACCAATCCGACTGGACTGGTAAGAAAACCTATGGCGGAACCTAATTTCTTGAACAAAGAGATTCCGTTACCTAATACACCTAACCCCACTTTCATGGTTTGAAACGCTTTAACCAGCATTCCTAATGCATACAATACTGGCCCAATTGCAATAGCGATTGCTCCTATGGCCACTACTAATCTTTGAGTTGATTCTGGAGCACTTACAAATTTTTCTACTAAGCCGGATATGGCATCTGCTACTTTTTTGATGGATGGTGCTAGAATCTTTTGAATTACAATAGCTGCTGACTCAAAAGCTCCAAACATTTGCTCGATGGAAGAATTCATATTATCTTGCATGGTCCGAGCCATATCGTCAGCTGCACCATCAGAATCTTTCAGAGATTTTGTTAATTTGCCCAATGAATCAGGTCCTTTATCAATCAAAGCCATCATCCCTGATAATGATTCTTGCCCATATAGTGTTACTAAAGCATTTTGTTGTTGTTCAGGCGTCAGGCCTTCAAAAGCTTTTTTAAGTAATTCTACTTGAGTTTTTAAAGGTTTCATTTTACCGTCAGCATCATAAAACGAAACACCTAAATTATCCATTGTATCTTGCATAGCCTTTGTTGGCCTTGCTAACCTAGACAATGCTCCTCGCAACGTTGTACCTGCTTGAGAACCCTTAATGCCTGCGTCACTCATAATACCAATAGCTGCTGCAGTTTCTTCCAAAGAAATACCCATTGAATTGGCTACAGGAGCAACATACTTCAATGCCTCTCCCATGTCTCCAACTTCAGCATTGGTATCCGCAGCAGCACGAGCAAATACATCAGCGACATGTCCTGCTTCACTTGCTTCTAAACCAAATCCTCTCAAAGCAGTAGCAGTATTTTCAGAAGCTAGAGCCACATCCCCTCCAGATACAGCTGCTAAGTCTAAAAGACCCGGCATTGCTTTCATGATTTCTTGCGCGTTAAATCCAGCAGAAGCTAAGTTTTCCATACCATCAGCAGATTCTTTAGCACTAAAAGCAGTCTTAGCACCCAAATCGATCGCTTGCTGTTTCATTTGTTCGAAAGCATCACCCGTCGCACCAGAGATAGCTTTTACACGACTCATTTGTGCTTCAAAATCGCCACCAACTTTACCAGCTGCTACACCTATACCTATTAGTGGCGCAGTTACGTACTTTGTCATCGAAGCACCAGTACTCCGCATCACATTACCAACAGCGGTTGTCATACTATTTGATTTCTTTTCAAAAGTTTTAACAGCATCTTGTGCATCTTTAAAAGTCTTTACAAATCCACTATCTGTGGCTTTTAATAAGGCTTCAACAGAAAATTGTTCCATGATTTTCCTCCTTTCCTCAAGAGTTAGCTTTAGTTAGTAAGCTTTGGAATTTTTTATCTTGTTTTGAAAGTTCGGAAGCTCCCATGATTGAATCCTCGATTTTTTGATAATTAAAGAATTCTTCAAAGGATCGATATACAGGAACTGTCTTTTTGCCTACTTTTTTCTCCGCTTGGACTTGCTGATTTGCCCACGCTAATTCGTGAATTAATTTTTCTTTATCAAGCCAAGACAGTTGAGCTGCAGTCATTCGAACACTATATTCATATAAAGTCATCCTTTCAATATCTGAGATATTGGTCATTCCCAAATATCGAAAGGAATTGATAAGAATTTGTTCGTATGCAAGCGCAGAATCTATTCTGCCTGTTGTTTTTCTGCTTCTTTCAATTTCTGATTCAGGTTTCGAACCGCTAACTTTCCCGCATTTGACTCTGCTAATTCTTTTAAGACGTTATCAAACAATTTTTCAATGTCTTTAACTTCATCGATATAATCATCCAATTCATCTAATGTAATAGATTCATCTTCAGTTCTATTTGCTATTTCCAGAACTCGTGATAACGTGTTGACATTATAAGAACGTAATTCCGGTAAGACTTTTGCTGAGAGTCCCATTCCGAATTCCATATTTCCATCGATGAAAGGCATCACTTTGTCTAATTCACGAACAAACTTGGTCCCAAATTTGAAAGAATAATCTTTTCCTTTAATTTTTAATTTCATTTTCCATCCTCCTTAAAATAAAAAGAGAGCATCTAAGCTCTCTTATGATCCTGTTGCAGTTGCTTTTACTGTATCTTTAAATGTATATTGGACAACCTCGGCCTGACTTTCTGTCAGCGTTGCGTATCCATCCTGACCGATACCATTTATAGCAAATGACAAACTTAATTCAACACTGTCTTCTGCTGTTGCAGACGGAGTAAATTCAGATACATACCCTTGATAATAAGTAGCTTTGTACTTATTTGCATTATCATCTGTTCCCTGTTCTGCTTTATTAATTTCCCAAATTTCAATGATATCCCCATTTAATAAAGCTTGTTTCATTTCATCAACATGTGTGTCGCCTTTAGCAACTATTGAAGTAGCCGAAAAATCATATTCAACTGGGCTTAAAGTTTGCACATTTCCATCTTTTGTCACTGTAGAGTCTGAATCTCTTGATAAACCATTTTCGTGTTCTGTTTGAAATGCCATTTTCCAAGCAGCTTCCTGAGTTTCTTTTTTCAATAAGCGATAAAGCAAAATGACATCAATACCTTTTAATGCTTCCATGTTCTTCCTCCTATCTAATTCTAAATTCAAGTGTGACAACCGCTCGTTTTAGGGGCGTATTGGTTGTTGTGTCGTCCATCACTTGAATTCCACTTGCTTGATAATTTAAAGCCCAATAATAGCCTTCTGTGGCTTCTATCAATCTAGCTTCATTAAAAAGAGCAGATGCCATATCTGACACCTGCTTTCGTTTCTTCTGTAATCCCCAGACGGATAAAACTACAATCACAGTACCTTTAATATCAGTTTTATTCGCTTCGTGAATCGTTTGAGTGTTCTCAAATTCCACAAAAGGATAACCAACATTATCTAAAGGCTTGTAATCATATGTTTTGTATCCTAGTTTTTCTTGGGATATTTTAAAAAGTTCATCAAAAATTGATTGATCTCTTGTCTTAATCATCATTTCACCAAGGCTTTCATTTCAGCCATAAATTTGACTTTTTGGTAATTAAACGCTGGTCTAACATAAGGCTGTGCCGACATAAATCGAGTGCCATATTCTACATAAGGTGCATAATCTGCTGTCGGTCCTGCAATCCCAGTTAAGCCAGCTTCTGACAAGGTCATGTTGATTGATCTTCGTAAATAACCTGTATCCACTGGCGCACCTTTTTGCATTCGTTCAGTCATTTCAGCAGTATTGCTTTTCACGACTTTTTGAACGTCATTAAGCGTTGCTGCTTTTTTCAGATGTCGCATCAGCTGATCGATTCCTTTATATTCAAGTTGTGCCTTCATCAAGAACCACCTCTTGCACAATTAAACTATTTCTATATGCTGGATTTCTAGCTGTTGTTTGTTGCCAAGTCTTTCCTTCAATCTCGATATAGTCAAATGTAGGGATAGAAAAAAGAGGCTGCGTCCTAATGACCTTCGCCCCTTCTTCCACACTACCAAAAATAGCCACACTTCTGTTTGTACCAAGGTCAGTCACGTTAGCTTCGGTAGCGGTGATGGTAGGTTCATCCTCAATCCACTCGCCAAGGTCAGGGTCATAGTGGGAGCCTTCGCCATTTTTGATAAACAATACTTTCGTGTCGTATCTCAATATAGCCGGAACCTCCCTCGTTTGACCTCGCCCTCGTCGTCCTCCTGTGCGTTTAGCCAATCATCAATCTCACCTTGATATTCGGCAAAGTCGGACTCTGGAAACGCCATAGAGAGGCCTTCTTGGCTGTAGGATTGCATCCCCTCATTACCAATTCGATTAAATCGTTTAACCGTTACTTCGTAGACAATTGTTTCAAAGCTAATAGGCACTTCTGACACGCCCAGAATTGACGCTAGACGGCTTTTTGTTCGCCGTTCGATAACTTCTAGCTTCTCGTCTTGTGTACCGCCTAACAGCTTCTTAACATCTTCTGCAATGGTAGCCATTTAACCACCTACTTTTTTCTTAGCTGGTTTCTTTCGTGGTTTCTTCACTTGCTTTGTCGTTTCTTTTTCCGCTTTATAAGCGGGCAAGTGACGACTTAACAGGCGACTCATTATGCACCAGCGCCCACGGTTACTTTCACAACTTTTGTTAAATCGTAAAGGTATGCTGCATAGTGTTCGTCCGCTGTAATGACAGTAGTTTTTGTTACGATGTCACGGTCAGTCTCAACTTGCACGCCACGTTTCATGACTAATTTAAGCGCCGGTTGGTTAGCCACGATTTTAAACATCAAAGCTTCACCTTGCGCCATTTTCTTAGAGCGGACAATTTGCGCACCCAAAACGTCTGCATAAGTTCCATTAATCAACGCATTCGCACCGACTTCGGACCCAATTTTTTGAGCGTTGGCATCTGCTCGTAATGCACCAGCATCGATTGGATTCATGATATACACATAAGCTTGTGCGTCCTCGTCGCTAAATACGTCCAAGACTGTTTGCACACCGGCAACAGTAGCGGGAGCTGTAACTGTTTGTGTCGTCGTCTTTGCAGCGGCAATCATGTCGTCGTCCACTTTGTTTGCAATAGACAAGGCTAATTGCCGGCTAGATTCGCCCACAGGGTCGCCGTAGCCAGATAAAACAGCTTCGTCAGTGATTTCCGTGCCTTTTGCAGCCTTTTTAACGGTCACTTGTTTAGTGGATGTGCCGATTTTATCCAATGGAATCGCAGCACCTTCTGCCACGTCTGTTGCATCACCGATATAAGTGTATGCCGGAAAAGTTAATGTATTTCCTGGTTGACCGGAAAGAGTTGTGTCTACCTGTGCCAAAGGTGTAAAGCGCAATGCTTTTTGTAGTTGATAAGATACGATTGGTGCTAATACTTCGGGATTTACTAAATCCGCCAATGTTGTTTTTGTGTTTGCCATATTAATAGCCTCCTGTTAATTTTTTAAATTGTTCTGGGTCTTTTGTTGCTAACGCCGACTTTTGTGCAAACGACATAGCATCAAACTGTTCTTGCGTGATAGCTTGCTGGTTGCCTGGTGTGCGTTTTGGAGTGGAACCAGTGTTTCTTGCAATCTCCCATTTAGATCGTTGGTCTTGCGTGTAGTTGATTAGCGCTTTAACGTTTGCTAGAGTTTGTTGGTCGTCTTCGGCTACCACAATGCCTAGGATGTCTTTGCCGACTGTTAAACCAGCATCTTTTAAGACTTCATCAGCTTGCTGTGTGGCTTCAGCAATCTTGATTTGAGCCTTTAATTTGGCGATTTCAGCGTCTTTCTCCTGTTGCTCTTTAACTGCTTTCTCTTCATCGGAGAGTTCTTTCACGCCTTTTTTACCAGCATTTTCAAGCTCCTCAATTCGTGCTAATGCTTGTTCAAGTTGCGTCTTAGTTTCTTTTTCTGTAGCAGTCTTGCTTGCTAATCGTTTTTGCAATTTCTCGACGACTTTTTCAGAGTCCAGCTTTTCCTCAGTCTCGGTTTCTTCCGCGGTAGTTTCTTCAACGTTGGTTTCTGGTACTTCTACTTGGTCGTCTGCCTGTTCTGCAAAATATTGCAGATTCATTGGCATTAAAAATGTTTTTTTCATGGTGTAATTCCTTTCTTCTCGCATTTAACGTTTTGGGAAACGATTCTCGCATTTAGTTTTGATTGGTTTTGGGAAACCAATGGTTCTTTAACGTCTGCCAACGGCTGTTTTGGTTTGTCATAGTAAAACCTCCTCGATTTAAATTTATCTGCTTACATGAGGTACCGTACTGCACTTACAGTTAGGGTGGATTGGCGCAGAATTTAATCCAGGCTCCATCTTACTAACTTTAAACGTCTTACCGTCTAGCGGTTTGCAAACATCGCACGCTGATGGTTCGGCTACAAACTCGAATTCTTCCACATCATTCTCAAGATATGATTTCTTCTGGACTTCCATCTGTACTCTTGCAGTCTCCGTCCGCATCAACCGTTCTGCCTCGTACTTCGTGCTGTCAAACAGGTTTCTAAGCTCTCTCGCAAGCTCTCGCGGGTTTTTTCCTTGTGTGATACTTCTTATAAGGAGGCGGTCTAAATCGGCTTTAAGCGCCTGATTATTGCCCCAAATACGCTCGGAAAAAGTCGCACCATTAAAGCTTGCGAAAACTACCGACTCCACAAAGTTTTGATAGCCCAAAAATACTGTCTCACCTAAAATACCGGCTTGGCGTGTCGCCTCGGCTAGTCCTGTTTTGGTGAGCGTGTCGGCGGTGTACTTATCTATATCATCAGATAAAGCGACTAGCTCCAAGCCAATCTGTGACTTTAATAGTTCCAAACGATTCACTCGCATCGTAACGTTGTAAAGTCTTAATTCATCATTGGCTGTTTTGCTGAAGTCTTTGTCTTTAACGTACTGCTTCGCCTTTCTAGCAAAAGCTTTCACGTCCATCTCGTATGCCATTTTCTTAGCTTCAGAAAGTGTGACGCCTTCTTTGCCAGCGAACCGTTCCCAGTTAGCTGAGATTTCTTTTTCGATTTGGTCGAGCGCTCGTTGATATTTCTCGGCAATCACTTTGGACTGTTTCGCATCATCTTTAATCTGCTGCGCTATCCATTTCTCTTCACGTTTGCGCCAATAGTCTTGTGAGTTCATTATTTCTCACCGTCTTCCGGCTCTTTCTCGAAGTCGTAAGCAACTTTCGGTTTTTGTGCCTCAATCTTCTCCAACTCGGCTTTAGTGTCTGACACGACAGACAAGACGGACAACGCGGTTTCTTCTGAGGTGATACCCATCAACATTTGAGCTGTTTCCGCTTGACTCTTGATGTCCTTTGGCTCGTTGCGGGTAAATGTATATTCCAACTCTCGCCATGCGTTAGACAGGCTGGCAGGAACGTTAGTAGCAAGACTACTAAACAGCTTATACCGCTTGTTCAGAGCTGATTGATACTTGCGTTGGAAAGCTAACGCCAGATTGCTCATTGCCTCCAATTTGTAAGCTAAGGCTGTGCCAGATGCTTGCCCAAAAGATTCATCGCTGATGTTTGCCACCATAGATGTTTGGAAAATTAGCTTTTGCAGGCGGTCTAGCAAGTGTTCCGTCTGCTCGTCACTGTCTGGCTTATCTAAAAACTTAACATCCACACGAGTTGCCTCAGTGCCATAATAGTTGATGATTCGGTTCTCACGGATTTCTTTTAAATCTTCGCCATCTACTTCTGCACCTAAAAACGCAAGATATTGGTCACTAAAGTATTCCACGTCATTTGCTTTCTCGCTGATAGCTTTGTTAAACGCATTAAATAGTGAGATGACCGACTCAAAAATGCTCATGCGTTCCTCGTTAAAATAAAACTCGGTAACCGGCAACTCGCCATAATAATCGTCTAACTCCTCACCAAACTGCAAAGCAGACGCAGAGCCTGTTAGCTTGCGATTGCCACCAGGCCCATAATATTCACCTTGAAACACGTTATCATCATCTAGTCCGTATCTCACGGCAAACAACGGCTCTTGCTTAACTGAGTTGTCATACACCAAAAACATATCTTCTGGTGAGTTGTACACAACACAGGTTTCTGTGTTCTCGTTTTGATACATAAACTCATAGCACCGGCCGTAGACACACGCCATTTTAGCAAGTTCTGATTCCTCGTCCTCCATGTCGTTTAAGCCGTCAAATGCTCTGATTGCTTGATTGTAAGCATCGTCTGGATGGCTCTTTTTAACCGGGATGCCGTTAAAATAGCCGGTAAATGTATCAGTAATGTATTTCGGGAAGTTGACTACTAGCCGATTGTCTGGCTTGTAGCTGTCTTTTTTAGCGTAGTCGTAAATCTCCATTTGCCCTTTGTAGCAATTCATCAAATACTGATAACGTGGTAATTCCATTTGATGAATACGCATGAATTTGGCAATGACTTCTGGCGTAATGTCCTCGTCTCGGTCAAACGTCATGATTTTTGGTGGCGTTAGTCTATCATTGTTTAATATCAAAATTACAGTCCTCCTTTGAATCCTTTGGCTCTCGCTTTAGGCTTGTGGTGTGTGTAGATTGCATAACGCAAAGCGTCCAACACATCATCAAACTCTTTGATAGGTTCACCCTTTTTCTTATCCCAAACGTACTGATAAATCTCGTCACGGAATTTCCGGGCCTTATCTTTGCAGATAAATAATTTGTCTGTCTTAAACAACTTTGCTACAGATTCAACACCCGACAGCCTTGCTTTATCGGCGTTAATCGCTTTTATTCCTTCTCTTTGGAAACGAGCTACATGTTCCGGCCTTGCTGAGTCACAATAAAAAGGCGTTCGCAAGCCATATCGCTGCTGAATGCCCTTTGCTACATCTACCCAATAATCAATCTCTTCAAATTGAGTAGCATGTTCTTCGATTAAATAAGCTGTTCCGTCATCCGTTTCACCTATAACTACGATTGAACCCCAGTGTTCATATCCCCAGTCAACACCACAATAAAAGTTGCTCAAAGGTGGTAAGTCTTTTGACTGGATGTAGTGCTTGCTAGCATCAAAATCACGATAAACGACACCTTCTGCAGAAACCCATAAACCTTTGATATCACGATCATAAAACATGCCGCTTGGTGTTGATTCTTTAATATTATTTCTATAGCGTTCAGATAAAAAAGTATTATCATCCAATTCAAAGTGGAACGATTGAATGTTTTTACTTGAATTGTCGATATACTCTTTCTTTAGCCAGTGTTCCGGGTTGTCAGGGTTTGTATCAGCTAGGATTCTCGCTCCTGTTCCTGAACAACGTGAAACGATTTCAGCAAATACTTCTTGTCTAGCTAGCGATGCCTCATTGATATAAGCGCCATATGCTGTCATACCACGAATTGCACCAACACCGCCAATGTTTCCTGTATAAGCTTGTACGACCTTAACGCCAAATAACTTAAAGTTTCCATGTTTATCGAATTTAGGTTCTATGCTGTACATGTTGTATAGTTCCTGTAAGATGTTCTTTTGGATTGTTGCACTTGAAACTCCTGCTAGGATATACATTGGTTCCTTAATGTCTTCTTCATCGGCAATCTTTCGCACACGTCGCAATTCAAACAAGAACAAATCATTGTTTATTTTTGTTTTCCCAGAACGTTTTGCTCCATGTAATAAAGTAATGAACCAATCATTCTTAATGGTTTTTTTTAACACGTCGATTTGCTTTGGGTTATAAATATCAACTAGTGCCATCTAATTCACCACTAATCTTTTCTAACAACTCATCAAGTTTTTCTTCGGTAGAACGCTCTGAGTTTATCTGTAATTGTTCTAATTTTGCTTGCATTAATTTTATTTCTGTTTGAGCTTTTTCTAATTGCGTTTGTGATAACAGCGATTTATACTTCAAATACAAATCCAAGGCTTTCAATTTGCTTTCTAAATCTGGTGTATATTCATATTGCATATGTTTAATAACCTTGTTTTTCTCCAAGCGGTCTATTTGCTTGCTCACGCTTATTTGTACTTCTCCTTGCCAAATATCTATCAATTCATTTAAAGCGTCCTCAGCACTTAATTTGCGCTTCTTTTCGATAGGATTTAGCCGTTCATTAATATACTGTATTATGTTAGGTTTAGTTAGGTTTTCCTTACCTATTACTCTTGCTGATCGTTTGCTATAACCTGCTTTAATGGCGGCTTGAGTAGCATTACCACCATTTTTTATATATTCATCCGCAAAAGCTTTTTGTTTTGGTGTCAAATTTACCACATTCAAGCCACCACCTTTCAATTTTATTAACAATACCTCTCAATATTTGTCTGTATGTTCTGCTCACTAAAATATCCATGGCCACAGTAACGAAGATTGTACTTATCAACCTCTTTTGGTGTGGCTTCTCTTAGCATTTCGACAATGGAGTACTTCCCTTTGATTTGTACAGAACGCACAACACGCACTGAACAATCATCAATGGTTCGAGGATATTCATTAGTTAGCGATATATACCAGTAGTTCCTCATTATGTAGCCTCCTTTGTGCAAAATAAAAAGACCACTCAATGAGTGATCTAATATGTAATGCACAGGCAGGGACGTTTCCGATCCTGTGCTTGAGTCATTTGACGATTCATTTGTACCGAATCCCAAAACTCAATCTAACCTAATCAGTTATGTAATAGCAACCTACACAAGCCCGACGTCTGCTTCTCCTCCCTACCACAGCCTCGGTTGCCAAAGTCACTGGCAATGAATCGAACATTGCATGGTTGCCGAAGCATTGACCTAGCACACATGCTTAGCGTCTACCCTTTTCGCCACAGTGACATAATGACAATAGACAGCAACGGATGATAGATAATAAGAACAATTTAGAAGGAGTTGAAATTCACATCCTTATTCTTAATATTTCCGCTGCTGTCTATCGAAGCTTAATTAAACGATGAGGGAGATTTCCTCCCTTACATTTTATTTTGTCTTAGACCTATCACTAATCTTTCGACACTACCATAATATCACTGATAAATGGCTAAAAACCGCCATCATTCCGCCAAAAAACCGCCAAATTATTTATAAGCAATTTTTTCCCCATGTTTATACGCTTCTGCAAACTCTATTAGAGCTTCCGACTTCATCCGTTGTATACTTCTTTCTGAATAACCCACTTCACGGCTAATTCTGTAGTTTGAGAAGCTGTCTGGCACACAGAAGCTGTAGTAGAGTATCTGACGACTAATCAGACTAAGAGCCATCAAAGCCGCTAAAATCGCGTCTCTCTCCGCTTCTATATCCATCATCTGAATGATCGCGTCTTCTGCCTTATTGCCGTGCTTCGGCGCCTTCGGCATATCGGTTATGATAGGCGACTTAATATCTATCAAAGAGCGACCTGCCATCCGCTCCAAACGCCGAAAGTTCTTCAGCACATCTCTCGCATTACATCTTGTCTGTTTGAAATCTACCTCTCGTAACAATTGCATCAAGTCAAACCGCCCCTTTTATGTGATATAATAAACTTGTCTGTTTTATTATGTTAGTCGGAGCGATCCGGCTTTTTTATTTGCCGAGTTCCTTTTATTGACTTACGTAGCTCACAACAGCTGCATAGTAATTTGCATAACCTCTCTTAGAAGTTGCTAAAGATATATGCTGAATCTCATTGTTTTTCGCAAAATCGTTTAATTCTTTTTCTAATTTATAGCGAGTGTCCTCTTCAAAGATTTTAAATTTCATTGTTTATAACCTCCATATCCACCAATCTCGCCACTGCTAAATTCTCTTTGCTTTTCGCTAACCGCTTGTCACATTCCATCGTGTTTTCAATACGAATGATTGCTGAGTGATTATAGACGTGTTCTACATATCCACGAAATGGATAGATGAATCCTTCTGCTTCGCAGCGAACCATGTCACCGACTTTGAATTTTGGTTTCTTACGTGTTTTAGGGTTCTTTGTCGGCATATCTAGCATTAAACCGCCGATGCCGTGACTACTAGCGTAAAATCCGTCTTTTAGTTTCATCTCATTTCCTCCCATTTACGATCATCATTTAATATCGAAATCCCAAACTTACGAATAGTCTCACTCGCATCAGCAACACACTGACTTACTACTTTATATGCTTCTTCTACTGAAACTCCGTATTCTTTTTCAAACTTTGCCTTTAGTACATTCAGTTCCTGTTTTCTTAGTTTTGTTATTCTGCGGTGTCTGTTGTTCATTCCGCTTCCTCCAAATCACTCGACTTCACGAATACACCATCTACCATTTTCCCTGTGCGTCCTTTGATTTCGTTGTATGCTTGGTTCAGACACTCGTACAAATCCATATCATTTTGCATAGCTAAAATAATCAAGGTTACTACTACGTCTCCAATTCCGTCTCTTAAACCATGTTCATCTTTTCTAGCTAGAGAAGCGGCAACTTCCCCAATCTCTTCGATCGTTTTTAACATTTGCTTGCTGGAATCAGCTTGATCCAATCCCTTATCTTTAGCCCACTGCTCTACTTTTGTGATTAGTTCGTCCATTATTCATTCTCCTTTATATATTTAAGTTGGATAATACAACTTGTAACAAATGAAGCTAATGTTAAAATTGTGCCGATTGGTGTTAAAAAACCGCTTTTTATCGTATTAATTAATATAGCTACAAATATCGTTATATAGAATAAAAAGTGAATTGACGCTAACATTAAATTAAACATCTAGTCCTCCTCGAAATACTCATTCAGTATCTCTCTATACTTTTCTACAAACTTGAAACGATCTTGATGAAGTTTCTTGCTCCAATTTGTTTGCCGATCCAGCTCACGCATCTGATCGAACCCTTTTTGAATTTCTTTGTAATAAAATTCGATGTTTGCTGCTGCTTTCCAATGCCTCGATGTTCGAACTCCTGATCCTGTTTCAGCCATTTCTAACTTAACTAATTCCGCTCGTTCTTTTGATTTTTTATCTTTCTGAATCTTCATCATGATTTTCTTGAGGATGATGTCACTGTATTGTGTAATGAGATCCATTATTTCTCCTCCACATACCTAAACTGTCGTCCTTTTGAATCAATCCATAAGCTCCTAGCTCTATCCCAGATGATGTTTTTGCTCAGTCCAGTAATTTCAGATAACTGTTCAGCAGTACCCGTTACTAGAATTCGATCACCATGCCAGATTGCAATTTTTCTCGGCGTTTTCCGTTTAGACTTTTCAGCCCACATTGATTTACCAAGCTTTTGGACTTCTGCAACTATTTCTTTGTCTTCTTGCCAATTCTCAGAATGTGTCAGTTCAATGATTCGTTTCATTGCTGCTTTCTTATCCACGCTCATTCCTCCAATCGATGGATTTTCCTTCTTAAATTCACTATGTGTAAATCGATTGCCTTCTTCGCCGTTTCATTGACCATCACTGCCTTTGTTCGCTCCAGATCGTCAATCTCACGCTGAAGGCTTCGAATACGCATTTGAATCACTTCTTCTGTTGCTATCATGATCTCTTCCTTTCTCATCAAAACGGAAGTTCTAAATCAGTATTCATTGACGAACCATCAAACGGATTGGAATTAACGTTTTTTGATTGATTGTTTTGAGCGTGTGATAAGTCGTTAGAGCTGTTTTGGTTGTTCCCTTTATAATTTGTCGTCTGATTGTTCGAAACGCTTGTATCGTTGTTAGAACGGCTCTCAAGTAGATTGAAGCGTTCTACGACTACTTCCGTCACAAAAACTCGGTTTCCTTGTTGATTTTCATAGCTTCTGGTTTGAATACGCCCAATCAATCCAATCAACGAACCTTTTTTCGCATAGTTTGCTAAAATTTCAGCTGTTTTTCTCCACGCTACACAATTGATAAAGTCTGCTTCTCTATTTCCATTCGCATCTTTGAAGTCACGATTTACTGCTAATGTGAAAGTCGCTACTCCTGTTCCACTTGTTGTGGTTCTAAGCTCTGGGTCTTTTGTCAATCTTCCTACTAAAGTCACTGTATTAATCATCTATTCTTCCTCCAAATCGTTTATCGTTCTTTTTCCTTCGACTATCTCAATCGCTTGTTCTAAATTCCAAGCCACACCATTCAATACCTTGTGTTCGTTCGCTGATTCCAAAAATTTCACTTGGTCTTTTGATGGTCTTCCCTTGCCAATCTTCACTTCAACAAAAAATAGTTTCCCATCACCACTTCTTGCCCCGAATAAATCAGGAAAGCCCTTTTCTAGCCCTTGCCCTCTCGTTTTGTAAGTCAGTTTCTTTCCTGAATCTACTTGCCAACACTTATGCCCTAAATTTCTTAGCTCGTTTTTGATTTGTTTTTGAAGGTCTAACTCGTTCAAATGTCTACCACTCCATTTTTCTTTTCATATTCTGCAATCTCTATCGCAAGCCATTTCGTTTCTTCAGCCATCTCCATCAAGTCGTTTTCAGTCAATATCATCACTTGTTTCTCTAATAACCTTACTAACTTACTTCTTTGCAATTGATTCTCTTTGAAGATTGCTAAATAAGTTTCCCCGTCCATTTATCCTCTCCACTCGTCAAAGTCAATGCTAAAATCCATGAATTTCTTGTTGAAAATAAACGGTGCTATACCTGTCATGCCTTCTCTGTTTTTCGCAACGTCACACCGTATCTTTTGGCTATCATTTTCATCAGCGGATAGTAGCAAAGTGACGTTTGCATCTTGCTCTAATGATCCTGATTCTTTTAAATCGCTTAGCATTGGCCGCTTATCTTGCCGTTGTTCAACCGCACGACTTAACTGCGCCAATAAAACAATCGTGATTCCGTAATCAGTCGTGAGTTTTTTTAGTTCCCTAGTGACTTCATTCATTACTTGCCGTTCATTTTTTCGTGTGTCGTTGACAGTGATAAGTCCTGCGTAGTCTACAAAAGCAACATATCGCTTAGCCCCAACACGTTTTTTGATTGCATACTTAATATCATTCAAATTTGAGTATTCAGAAGTATAAACACGCATATCGAACGCTTGTTTCATTTCTTCGTATGCTTTTCTTGCTTTTCTCTTGTTGTCGTCGGTCAATTTATCTTTTCCAACGAACAGCAGTGAATTAATTCTTGTTACTTTAGACACAAGGCGAGTCATCAGCTCATTTTGCCCCATCTCGAAAGTAAAGAAGTCGCAAGCTACGTTATCGTTTTTTGTGAACAACTCGTACATGATGTTTAAGGCAAATGCCGTTTTCCCTGTTGCCGGTCTACCTGCCAAAACAATCAATTTCCCACCTGTTATCCCTCCACCTAAAAAGTCATCTAATGGTTTGTAGGTAGTCATTGCGTTACTAGGTTTTTCCAACATTTCGCAAAATTCAGCGAATGCTTTATCTAACCTGCCGTCAGACTTAATAAAATTGATTTCTCGCTTTTCTTCGAGTAGCCTTTGTAATTTGTCACCATCTGTCTTAGAAAGTGTCTGTGCGTACTCTATTGATGCTGTGTGTAATCTACGATCAAGATAGCTATCGTGTATTTGTCTTGCTAACTCTCTTTCGATACCAAGTTGCCTAGCTAATCCTTTTAGAGTTTCTAATTCATCAACTGTTCCAGCGTTCAATAAGTCAATACTGCGCATTTCCCTATGAACCTGTTCTACGGTGTAGTTCATTCCTCTAAGCCTTGTTAATGACTCGACAATCATCTTTGCTTGAGTATTTTCAAACCATTCAGAATCTACATCAATGCTTGTAATGATAGATGGATTGTTTAACATTTCCGCCACTAAACTAAGTTCATTGTTCATACGCTTCTGCTATCCTCCGCTGTGATTCTGCTATCTCATCTGATATTGTCTTTTTAGTGTTGACAGAATAATCGTATTCATCTTCCCAACCACGATTACTAAACCAAGTTGACCCATGTTTGATATAGCTTTCTTCTATTTTTTTAGTTTCTATTTCTTTTTTATAAGATAGTATTCCATCTTGTATCTGTTTATTTGTAGCACCATCTTTGATTGCTTTTTTGTAATGCTTGAACGCAGCTGTTTTCCCTTTTTTTCTAGGGTATAATTTCCAAAGTTTATCAAAGTCATTTTTCATCTTTGATGAAGAATGATCTATATTATTATTTGTATTATTAAATAATGTATTATTATCTTGATAGATTTCTTGGTGACCCCCCACCAAATTTTCTTGGTGACCCCCACCAAGAATTCTTATATACCTAGCCTCGATTTCTTTACTACCCACTTTGTACTTAACTTCTCTATAGATATAGCCCTTTTCTTCAAGTGACTTTAGCCAATTCTGAATGGTTGGTTTGCTTACTTTATATTGATTGGCAAAGTACTCATTGCTAGCCCAGCAATAACCTTTCTCATTACATAGAGCTGTGATTTCTCCATAAAGAAGTTTTGCACTAGGTATCAAAGAATCGTCATATCTAACATTTGCAGGTATGATGGCGTAATAACTTCTGTGATCCACTTTTTATCCTCCGATTCTTAATTTCTTGATTGTCTCCTGATTTAACTTGATCCCTTTGATTTGATACTTATTTTTGAAATTGATCACACCTATCTTGTGCTTCTCTGTGTGATGGATTCTGCAGAGTGCTGCAAATGTGTACTCTGAATGATCAACTTCTTTGCGCTTTCGTCTTCCTAGCGCTTTGTCAAAGTGATCGATGTCAGCTCCTGTTCTGCCACAGATGCAGCAGACTCTTTTTGTAATGCATTTGTAGAAGTAATATTCTTGATTCGCTGGTAAAATCTCATAACCTTCTTTGAAAGGAATATGATGTTCAAAGATAAAATCTAGGATGATATTCGCTAAGATATTGGCATCACTCACGGTTGTGCTCGATTCGTCTTTGAGGCTTATTTTGCGCCCTGTGACACCTTCAAAACGGAAGTAGAAGAATTCCTTCCAGAAGTCCGTTGGCATGCCTGTATCGATAAAAATATCGCCTATCAGCGCATAGATGAAGTTTCGTTGCTGCACAGTAAATCGACGTGGATCAATAAATCGAACTTCAATAATCCGATCGCCATCATATCCGTCGTACATCGTCTTCAAACGTTCGATGTTCACTTCTTCATTAATAGTTGCACCTATGTCTTTTCCTTTGAACTTTTTCAGAACCGCTGAATATGAATCGATTAATGGTTTAAACACTCATATCACTTCTTATCTAATTCTTTTCTCTTAGCTGCTATTGCTCGCTCCATCAAGGCACATTGCTCATAGCTTAACTGTTCAATAGTTTCAACGTTATCAGCTAAGAGCCCTAATTTATCTGTCTGCTCATTAACATATTCGATTAAGGTTTTGGTCATATCTTTACCCATCTGCTCATTGAAAGCTTCTAGAATCGTCTCTAGCATATTTAATTTCTTTGTATCGATTCTAGGTGGTGTTGGAATATCTTCCCCTTGAAATACATATAATCCCAGTCCGTGTAGAGCCAATGCTTTCACAAAGCATCGCTTCAATGAGTTATTGATTTGCATAGCATTTGGTTTAACAACTGGTTGGTTTCGATAATCTAAAACAGGAAATAACTCGGTTTCCGTGTGTCCTTTAACCGTTACTGAGACAGATACATAAGTCCCTGTTTCGTCCATAAGAAAAGGTTTGTATTCCTCAACAAGAAAGTCTTGATGAGTTCCAGAAACAACTCTGTAGTGTTTGTACTCATTAATAGTTACCGTTGCCTGTGGATCATTCTTTTTCATAATCTCCCATGCGTGAGCCCAAGATAAATAATCAAAATTTCCTTTTTTCTTGAGAATTTTATTTAACTTGCGACTAAAAAGTTTTTCAAAATTCGTTGTCCCTTTGCTTTCACTCATCAAATTCTGCCTCCATTTCAGCAATGTATTTCTTACCTGGTCCGTAATAAGAGATATCAATCAAGTTATCTCTGTCATACTCTTCTAGCGCATCAATCAAGCCATCTTCGATGACATAGATATATTCAGGTTTTTTGGACTTCCTCGATAAATGGATAAGATAGACATGATCCCAAATGCTCACAAAATTTCCCAAGTCATCTTGATCACATGATAGTTCTTCATCCGTCAAGAGATTTCGTCTGATTTTTCGATTATTTGTTTCCTTGATATTCGATTTGCCCCAACTAGGATCAGTCAAATATTGATCTAGAGTGGAAAGTTCTTTTTCCATATGCTAAAATTCTCCTTAGATATGTTTTGTTTTGTGACTCTATGCTTTGGTCGGCTGAGTCACTTTTTTATTTGTTGCCATACTTTTTGCTTTTCGATATGCTGCTTGCTTAAAATAATAGGACGGTTATTGGTCCACCAATTATCAGCAATCACTTTACCGATTTTTAGCGCTTCTTCTCGTGCCATAGTTGCTCCTTTCTTTTGAATCAAGCAGATTGATTAAAACCATCAATGCTGCGAACAAACTTCCCCCGATAATACTTTGGTGTGCTACTATCACTAATAGCCCTAGGATGAATCCTATAAAAAGTGTGTCTGTCTTCTTCATAATCTAATCTCCCTATTTTTTATTTCTAGCATTCTCAAATCCTCAAGTTCAGAAGCGATTAGTTCAGCTTGTCTATCTGATAGCTCATCGGCTTTTCTAAGCGCTTCACGATCATCTTGTAATTGTTTCCTGCGTTGTTTAATCAAACGGAGAATTTGATGTTCTTGTTGCAATGTGTAGGACATAAAATCATTCTCCTTTGCCTTTAGAACTCAAAGTTTTCTTTCAAAAATCTTTGGAGTTCTGATCGTTCAATTCTGATGTCTAACTTACTCCACTGCTGTGTTTTTAAGCCTAAGTTTATCCAATGTGTTAATTTGTCATCACCAATGCCTAAAACTTTTTTTACCTCTGATTTGTTTGGATATGGAGGAAGCTCCACTGATTTATTCATAAGGTGTAATCGTTCTTCCAAAGAATTAAGCACTGCATTCGTGATCTGTGTAGTTAATTCGGAAACTACTAAATTATCTGGAATTGTTATTTGCATAATTTTTCTCCTTTTCTAATTCTGCTAGCACTGCCTCAATTGGCTTGATTTGTTTATCTGGCTTTCTACGTCCATTCATAATATCCGACATGTATGCTGTTGAAATACCAAGCTTTTCAGCTAACCAAGCTTGACTCTTGTCATGCGTAGCTAGCGCCACACGCACTTTTAAAATGAAGTCCTGCGACATAACTATCTCTCCTCTAATAGATCAATTTCTGGAATATATCCTTCTTTTTTTAGCGACTCATAAATGAACAAACGTCCTTTTTGAGTCCATTTTGTATTCATCACAACTTTTGTTCCACCATCAGATTTCGGAATCTCAGTTGTATGAGATTTTGTATATCCTTGTCTCATATGTTTCTTGCGTAATAACCATTGGTTGCCTACTTTTTTCTGAATACCTAGTTTATGAAGTAGTTTGTTCATCTGTTGTGGAGACATCCCATAATCTGCTGCAATCTGACTAATTGTTACTGAATCTGTAGAAGATAATATGCTATCTAAATATGAGATTTTGGGTTCGTATTCTGCAATCTTTTGTTCTGCGATTAGTCTTCCAGTACGTTCTTCTTTCAATTTAGTTGCTAATTGAATGATTGTATCTGGATTAAGCAAAGCTTCTTCTACTTTTTCTGGAGTTAGATAACCTCCATGTTTTCTAATTGCTGGCAACACTTCACTTGTTACCCAACGTTTGAATTTCTTCGCATTTGAGAGTTTAGATTTAAGGATTAAACTATATAGCCCTGATTCGTTGATAATCGTCATCTCTCTCGATTGACCTGAGGTCGTGATTCGCGACCCCATCTTATCTTCCAAATCTACATGCCGCGACAAAGCATCTTTAGTGTTTGAATAACCCAAAACACTTGCAACGTCTTTACCTACAAAATATGGTTCATCATTTACTAAAATTGTCCGAACTTCGTTTTGTTCGAAATTAAAAATTTGTGGTGTGTTCATTTTGCTCATTCCTTTCTTTGGTATAATTTTGAATAGAAAGCGAGGTGAAAATAGTATGGAAGAATTTAATATGGATGTCGACGCCTTATTCAAACAAACCGTATTCAAGACTGTTAATAAAGAATTCAAAATAGATTTCCAAAATGACGAATCTTTTCCAACAGAAATTGAGTTATTCGAAGAATTTTCTCGGAATGTTTCTGAGTCTTTTTCTCGCCAGTTGCAAAAGAATTTTTTTGATGCTCTTGTGGATGAATTTCATCAACAACAGCACTAAACTTTTGGTCTTTAAAATTTAAAGTTATTAAAGCTCCTTTTGCGGAAGGAGTTTTTTTATTTTGTTTCATGATGTTTCCTCCTTTTCTTTAAATATGTAAGCTAATAAAATTAGCTAATTTGTTGACTTTTTTTAAAACTAGATTTAAAATTAAATCACAGTTAAATAAGCACAGAATTACCTTGTAAATTAGCATTCTAAGTTTGCCGACCTCGAATTTGTTTATTTTATAAGGTGTCTTTCTTATTGCTTGTTAGCTTATTAAATTAGCTTACGAATACAGTATATTAAAACTAGTTTTAATTGTCAAGCCGAAAAAAGGATTTTTTTAGCTCTAGTTTTAATACTCTTCGTTAGCGAAACGGAGGAAACTTGATATGACAGCTTTTGACAGGCTTAAATCACTTTGTGATAGTCAAGGCATTTCAGTAAATGATTTAGAAGAAAAGCTAGAAATTGGTAAAAATTCACTTTATTCTTGGAAAAAGAATATACCCAAAGGAACTAATTTAATAAAAGTTGCTGATTATTTCCATGTTTCAACAGATTACTTACTAGGTCGCACAGATGATCCCAACATAAGTGTTGCATCAGAGAAAAGAAAACTAACTGTTGAGGAAGCTTTAGCATCTGTAATGAGCAGTGACGGAAAACCACTCACCGATAATGATAGGCAGATACTTACCGAATTAATAGAAGCGTATATTGAAAAAAAATATAAGTAGGTGAGTCGGTTGGACAGTCAAATTGAAATGATGCTTAATGAGCTAGGTGTCAAGGTAGAAGAGCGTGAAAACCTTGATGCCGATGGCCATTATGTTGCTTGTATGAATACCATAGTAATAAAAGCTAATTTATCTAAGTATAGAAGACAAAGAACCTTATTACATGAATTAGGACACGCTTCTAAACATCATGATAATTATTTTTTATATAACTTAGCATTCTCTCTCCATTCAAAAATGGAATATGAGGCTGATCGCTTCATGATTGAAAAATTATTAGATAGATATATTGCAAAGTCTGAATTAGAACCACACAATATCAATTACATGAAATTTATAGAAGATAATAATTTAAGCGTTCGCTTCGAACCACTTGTGAAAGAATTATTAAAAGCTCGCATCTATTGTTATGCAGCTCTCTAAAATTTTTTAAGCAAAAAAGAACATATGTTCAAAAATAGAAAGGTGAACAAAAATGATATATACAGAATTCAAAGAATGGTTAGAAAAAAACACAACCGGATACGAAACATTTATCATCAAAGCTACTAATTATCAAATTGAAAAAAACAAAAATAGACCCCCAAAAAAACGCTGGGATGATAAGAAAATAGATAAAGCTGTATTAGAAATGTGGAAACAAGTCGTGACTAACTTGTATCAAACAATTCGTAAAGAAAAAGGAGTTCCATTAATTAACGGGAGGGAAATATGGCTTGAATTTATAGAGGAACAAGGACTGATCGAATTTTTCAATGATAGCATGGCAGAATTAGAATTTGAATAGGGGGAATATTGATGGCAATGATAAAACAATATAAAAAGAAAAATGGCGAAAAAGCATGGTACTTTAAAACTTATCTCGGTATTGATCCGCTAACAGGAAAGAAAAAATATACTACTAAAAGAGGATTTAGAACACAAAAAGAAGCAAAAACAGCACTTTCTAGGTTAGAACTAGAATTACAAAAAACAGGAATGCCCACAAGTACAAATACTACTTTCAAAGAAGCAGCAGAATTATGGCTAGAAAGCTATAAAAAAACTGTAAAAGAAAGTTCATATTCAAGGACTAAAATAATCTTTAACAAACATATATATCCCAAATTTGGAAATATTAAGCTTTCTAAAATTAATACGGCATATTGTCAAAAGGTAGTAAATGATTGGAGTGAAAAAGGAACTTCAAAGCAGTACCCTCTTTTCATAAACTATATGAACAAAGTTTTTAAGTATGCTATAAATATTGGTTTAACATCTGATAATCCAACATTAAATTTACTTATTCCAAAGCCACAAATTAAAACAGAAAAGAAATTAAAATTATATACAAAAGAACAGTTGGAATTATTTCTAAATGAAGTATCTCAAGAACAGAATCCATATTTTAAAAACAGAGACTATACGCTCTTTAGACTATTAGCATTCAGCGGATGTAGAATCGGCGAAATATTAGCACTCACTTGGGACAATATTAATTTTAAAACAAATGAAATGGCCATTAAAAAAACTGTAGCTCGTTCAGATAAATATTATATATCTGAAACTCCTAAAACCAAAAAATCAAATCGAATAATTTATTTAGATGAGAAAACTATAAAGCAATTAAAATTTTGGAAGCTTGAACAAAGAAAGTACTTATTTCAATTAGGATTTACCAAAGCTAATTATTTGTTCACCAATGACGAAAATAATTTCACAATTAATCAGGCAGTAGCAGAAAGATACAATGTATATCGTGAGCGTGCCGGCTTACCTTATATCGGTCTGCATGGTTTTAGACATACACATGCATCAATGTTATATGAGGCAGGCGCAGATCACAAAGAAGTCCAAGAAAGAATGGGCCACGCAAATATAAAAACTACTATGGACACATATACACACATTACCAACAGCAAAAAAGAAGAAACAACACAAAAACTAACAAATTATATTAACTTCTAA